TTGAAGTAGACGGCAACATCCGTCTGCACCAGAATCTCAAACGAGAAAGCATACGGCCCCGTACCAGCGGAGCCAGTGTAGACGACGCGGCGCGTCACTGCGTTGATACTATATTCCGGCATTTGTCAATCCTATTTGGGTGGATGGTACATGATAATTTGGAACCATTCTACTATTCGATTCCGAAAACACGCATCGGCGGGTTTGCATCTCCAGAAAGATCAGACCTAGTAGGCAGCTTAGGCGCATCGGCCTGTCTCTTTCCGCCAGCCGCATCCTTCATTTTGTCAGACATCGCACTGTCGATGACTGAGGCAATTTCAGGATATTCGCGCAACAACTGCTGACGCGCAGCTTTTCTATAAGCGCCAGTGATTGCCCTGATGATAATCATCTTGCCTTCGTCTCCTGCATTATCGTATTGCTTCGAAACTTTCCCGGCCTTGCCAGACACGACAGCATTTAGATATTCGAAGAAAGACACCTTGTTTGAAACGCCCGGCATTTTGGCGAGAATTGCGTTCTTTCGATCAGCGCCGCCGGACAGTTTTATATATCTGTCGTACACTTCCGGCGGATACTCGCGCAGATCATGTGCGACACGAATGCCTCTCCGCGTGAAGGAAAGAACAGGCTTGGGCATTCCGACGACTTCCTGCATCCGGCCCAACTCCTTATCAATCGGAGTCCCTTTGGCTTCCGAAAATCGTGCGGGAAAGAAAATGTTATAGACGCCGTTCGTGTCTTTCTGTTCTCGACCGAATGCGTCGAGGCGGATTGATACGCTTTCGGACAGGCCCGGTATCTTTTGCGCCACCGAATCAAGCCAATTACGCGCACGTCGTATTTCGGGATCGACCGTTCTTTCTACCGCGCCCACTGCCGCCGGGACAAAGGAACTTGCCAAACGATTGAAATAACTTTCGCCATACCGATTGGGATCACTCAGCGCGTCCATAAACGCGCTAAGTTGTTGCATGTAGACTTTGCTCAGAACGGCATTGGCGAAGGGTACGACGACTGACGTCGCCACACTTTCTTCTATTGGTACTCCGTCCAAGTCTACAGTGTCAGATTGTTTGGTGTAGACTCCGCTTAACAACTCGACAGAATCAGCGGCAATACCAATTAGGCTGCCAATAGTAGCAAAGCGATTATAGCTAATCCACTTACCGGGAGCATACTGGATACTATACGGCTGCCAGCCCGTCGCGGCTTTCATCTGCTGCCGCAGCTTGTAATCCTTAGGACCCGCTCCGCTTATCTTTCCCTCTGCCACATAAGCTGCCATGTTCCCCATAAAAGCGGTCCCTAATGCGATGCGCCCCAGCGCCATATCGCGTTGCGCGCCACCGGCTGCTATTTCCGCTCTTATCTTAGGGGACATAAAGGCGGCGGGAGTATTGTGAACAGTCCATCTAAACAGGTTGATGGGCGTCCTGACGAACGTGGCGAACATAATCCGCCCTAGCGGCACCGGGCCGAAGCGCATACCGTTCACGAGTTTAGCGACAGCAGGCGCAACTTCTCCCTGCAATTTTTCGTTAAACGTGCTTTCGATTGCCTGCGCTCCCGCCTTGTCCTTCAACCATTTCGGCGGGTCCGCGAGAATCTTAGTAAGCGCATCCCGCGCCTCATCGCCCACTAAGCCCAACTCTCCCATAACATGGCGATATGCTAACTGGTTGATAGTACCCTGATAATTAATGACCTTTAGAAGTTGATCTCCCGCACGACTCATATTCGTCGGGTACACCATCTTTAAGTAGTCGGCTATCCGCCGATTGCTGTTGACCGCACCAAGGTCGTTAGCGATGACGCCCTGCTTTCCGGGTATCTCCATAGGGTTACTGGGAAGAAACTGCTCCTGACCAGTTTTTAGGGTTCTCGCGGCATAGCGCAACCCGTTCCTGATACCCATAATCTGACCGAAAAGAAGATGCCGTGCCTCTCCCTCCATCACATCATCACCGAACTTACTTGCCGTGTAGACTGACGGGACGCGCCACAAAGTAGAAGACGCGGTATCAAGAATGTTGACGACCTGTGTCGCAGGGTTGGACATCAGGATATTGGAATATGCGAACAAGATTTTGTCCGCGCCATCGGCTTGCGCGACATCCTCTACAAACCTTGCCAAAGACTTGGGGTCTTTCAGCGTAGAGATTTTGTCTGCCAAATCCATCGCCGCATTCGTGCCACCAGACTCGTCTATAATTTTCTGTAGAGCCTTCGCCATGTCTTTGTCGGGTTGGCGCAGACGCTTGTGAATTTCCAATGCTCGTGCGATCTCAGATGACTGCTTTTTAGCAGTGCGGAGAATAGCGTATGTCGTCTGGAATGCGGCATTGAAACGCGCCACGTCTTCTGGCGATCCGCTGGTTCGCGCTTTATTCGCAAGAGGGATAAGTTCGTCCATCGCGGATCGGAACATCATCCAAGACGCGGCGATTTGCCGCCGGTCGAATATCTGCCCCTGTAACCCCTTGATAAGTTCCTGTGGCTTAATGCCAAGCGCATCGGCTTGCTGCATCGTCACCTTTTGCGGGATCACATCTTCTTCCGGCAGAATCCGAGAGATGTTAGCGATCTGCTGCTGGATATCTTCCGGCCCCTCGAATCGAGATACATTGACCTTGATCGGGGATTCGTCAATTTCGCCGGAAAGAAACTTTCTTGCTTGCTCCGCAAACTCATAGTTATCTTGAGTGACACGGACGACCGGCTGTTCTTGCGGGCTCATCTTAGGAACCTCAATGGTAGGTTCCGCCGTTTCTCCAACCGTGCTTTTGCGCCATTCTCTAAGAACGCGAAGGCTTAAAATGATACCTTCAGCGGCAAGTCCAAGTCCACCGTTTTCAAGACCAGATTTAAGACGCGCCAGAACCGCAGGGTCGTCTTCTTCAGCCTGAAGGAACTCAGTGATTACGTTCGGGTACGCTTCTTGAATTGTATTCGTCAGACGTTTTTCGTATGGATCGAACCCCGCCGCCGCACCAAAAAAGGCGTCGATTGTGCGTTTATATACATTAAGCGGCACACCCAATGCCTTTGTAACCTTACCCGCTACGCCCGCAGAGGTGAGGAACTGGCTGACGCCCTGTATCACTTCGCCTGTTATCGTGGTGGGATCAATGGTCAAAGATTCTCCAGATTCCTTGAGCAAATTCGACAAACTACCAAACACATTCTTGTCGCCTTCGCCCAAAGCAAAGTCGCCAGTGTCGAATGTGCCTAGCGGGATATTTTCCTCAAGCCACCATCCCAAATCGTTCACGCTTTTGATAAATTCAGAAACACCGCTGGTTACGCCACGCGCAATCGCGTGACCTCCTTCCATGACGACACCCTTGCCGATATCCGCAGCGACGCCTTCTGCCGTTTCGCCAACACCTTTGACCCAAGACGGCGTGATCGAAGACGCATAATTCTTAATCCAATCAAACACAGATTCTTCTTCGGTCTTGCGTTTCGGGGCTTTGGCGTCTTCAGTTTCTCCGGCGTTTTCAACCTTTTTTCGGGAAGACATAAAATTCTGCAATATAGCTTCATCGTTTGAAGCGTAAATGCGCTCTTTCTCGTACTCTGACGCAGCATCCGGCTCAGACAAAAACGCTTGCGCCGGGTCTTCGAACAGCGGCGGCTCAGGGACAACGACCTGATCGCGCGGCGCGTAAGCAGCTAATTCGTTTCTAGGAGAGTCGTATTCAGGGTTGATCGCCATTAGATCATTTCGCCTCTTTTATTGGTGCCGTTATGGTGAAATAGTTCAACCATTCGACCAATTCCTTGTTGTTCTGCTTATATTTCGAGGTTGCCCGCTTGCCATTGTTGTATTTGGTTTCGTTTTCTTGTATCAAAAGCTCCAAATCACTCGGTGATTGCGGGTTGAAAGAGTTTACTGGCGCAGGGATATTTGATCTGTACCTCATAACGATATCATTCGCCACCTGTTTAGGTATCTCGCCATTACGGACACGACTTCTGTACTCGCGTTGCGCCGCCGCTACGCGCCTATTTATCTTCGCCCTTTCGCCTTCATTCATATTAAGAATAGTAATCCCCCCGATGGCTCCGCCAGATATCTGGCCCTTTACATATTCCCACTCTTCTTTTTCTTCTTCCTGCCCGTAACGGGGCGTGGCGTTCAACATTCTTTGGTTTTCCAAAACAAGCAACTTAAAGTCCTCTTCAGAAAGCTGATCGTTGATGCGCGCGCGAAGAAGATCGTCGTGCTGATCTATGCCATTAACAATGTTATCAGATATTTCAGACAGAACATTGATGTTCGTGGTTGCGTCTTGTGTTCTGGATTTCTCTTTCTCAGCAAATTGATAAAACAGCTTCGAGATTTCTTGACCTCGCCTCATGTCAGACAAGAGTGTTTCAGAATAATTATTTTTATTCTTAAAAAAGTCCGAGATCATAGCAGATTCTCGCGTCTGTTGGCCGCGCGTTTTCGCCTGAATTGCTTGTACCTGTGCGCTTTCTTCTAATTTAACCGCCGCAGCGTTCGCGCTCTCTGCGATCTTGCGAAGTTCTGTGCGGTCCTTTGGATTGGAATCATTATAAAATCTATCCAGCTTGGAACCTTCGGGAAGGCGTCCCTCTAAAATAAAACGCAAAATCTGCTCATCGGGTGTTTCGGGATTTCGTGCCCATGCTTCAACCGCGTCCTTCTTGGAGGCCAGAACTCTTTTGTTCAGATTATCAGAAAACGCCTTGTATCCCTCCGGGTCGCCTAATGCCATATAAAGATGGAATCCCTTCCGGCGGGTCGCCTCAATCTTGTCGTTATAGGTGATAACGTCTCCATTACGGGCGCGCGTATCACCCGTATCCATTACGTCAGGTATTTCATCAAGAAGTTGCCGGGCAAGCTCGAACGCCTTAACTTCGCGTTGTTGCTTGAGGCGCGCTTCGTACTTGCGCGACGCAGAAACAAACGCAGTATTACCAATCGTGGCAAGACCAGCGCGCATTTTCCTAGCGTCTGCCGTACTGTATCCCGATAAAGAAGACGCATATCCTTCGATAGAGGCATTGACGCGAGTCTGGAAGTCTCCCGGCGTCATCCGCCCTTCTTCAACAGCAAGCTGGAGATTGGATATCTCTTGACGACCCAGCAGTTCAATTTCGTTATTGATTGCCGAAAGAGCGGCAGAGCGCGCCGCATTTCCGAAGATAGTATCCCTATCGCCTATAACCTGTATTTCCTCACCTACGGCGACAGAATCTCTGATCTGTGCCGCAGTAGGCGCATTTTCAGCGCCGTATTCAGCGCCCTCAATCTTCGCCCGTTCGGCGGCCTCTTTGAAAGCAAACGTCGTCATGCGATCCAGCGCGTTACGAACCCCTTCAAACTCGTCGCGTATCTGCATCTGCGGCATACGGTAATTCAAGCCGCGTGTCGAAACAGACGGGACGGCGGTAGGAGAAACTCCTATTCTGCGATATCTAGGAAGACGTTCAGCCATTTATCGTCTCGTCTTCGGCTGGGTCGGCTGTTTCTCCTGGGTCGGTTTTTTACCTATTTTATAATAGTCATAACCAGCCTCTCCCAATGTAGTCGCTGCCTTGAAGTAAGATTGCCTCTTCGCCACTTCGCCCTCATAACGCAACCGAGAGGCTTCTTGTGCGCCGCGATTAAGCTCAAGCTGGGCGTCTTCTTCAAATATATTAGCCTGCATTTCTCCGGCTCGGAGCGTAATAGTCGCGTTGTCTCTTGCCGTATAGGCCTCGTCGGCACCACGCGCCAATGCAAATTGATTGAGCGCCCCCGCGCTGCCGCTAAACGGATCAATCCCACCAGTACCACTCATGGCGTTTAATGTCGCCATCGTGCTTACGATGTTCTCAAGCGTCCTCACGCCTTGCTCTTTGTATTTTAGCACTTCTGATCGCGTTTTCATCCGCTGCATCGTCGCTTCGCGCAAGGAAGCCATCGCCTGCTGCTGTGCCGCCTGCTGGGCAGCGGCAGCTTGTGCGTTCGCCATTTTCGCCTGCGCTTGACCGCCAGCAATAGTTGCGATGGCACTCACGCCAGCCGTGATAAGGGGGACGACCGCTGCTGTCATTGTGCTATACTCACTTTATAATCGACACCAAGAACGGTCATCTTTAGCGGCACATTTTGGCCTATCGTAATTTGACCGTCATAATTATAACCTAAAATCCCGTGTAGAGTTTTGAGGCCCGTGAACTCCGGCACGTCTTCGTCAAGGATGTCACCGCCCAAACGTCGGAAAGGTATTTCTTTGCCGTTGATTGTCATCGCTTGCGTTTCGTAGACTTCAGCGTTCACCTCAAAGATGCGCTTCTTAAACCCTTTCAGCGAGCCAGACGGCAGCTTTGGTTCAAACGGCAGCGTCTTGATTACAGGCGTGAAGTTAAGGCCGACTTGATACGAAGCAGTAGCAGCTTCAGCGAACGTAACAGTGAACGGAGTAGCTGGTACAGTTTGGTTAGGCTCCACAACACCATCTCGTATAATCGCGACACTAGCAGCTTCAAGGTGGTCCATAGAAACTGAAGAAGCCGCGCCGCCAGTTTTTGCACAGTCAAGAAGAACCGTCTCATCAAACAACTCCACATAATAAACGGTAGCCGCATTTACTGTTCGCTTCACCGCGACATAGACATCATCGACATCGACGCCGACATTTATAAAATCGCCATCTGTCGTCCATGACGACGGGGCGACGACATTCTGTGACCTCAAGACCGTGTAACAAGTTATCGAACCGTCATCGCTATTTACAATCATAAGCCTATCGCCCTCATCCGTAGACGTTGCAACGCGAACCGCCATCTCCTGCGGCGATTTCAGCAGATGAGACGAAAGTAGCGATATTTTTGCCGACGTGTACGCTTGAACCGCATCACTATATAAGAACTCTTGAAGCGCTTTTCCCTGTCTCTGAATAAACAAAGACGCGCCGTCAATGTTCTGCACACGGATGCCGGTTTTCATACCAAAAGCGGTTTGCTGCTTCACGATCAAATTTGAAGGCGTAATCGGCTCATCCAATGACTGCGGTACATAGAACTCGCCGCCGGTCGTGAATACTTGCAGATGACGCCCAGAGTAAATATCGACAATCGCATTAAACGTTCCGGTGTCTAGTGTCGCTTCAACAGAACTATCGTCTAATGCTTGCCCCGGATCAAAGTTAAAAAAGTCGCTGACGCGTGACCCCCAGATCGTAGATGGCAACCCTTTCGATCCGCCGAAATATAAACGCCCCTCATGGAACGTAACGCTTCGGGGCCAACCGCGCGTTGCACTCCACGCATTTTCATAACCAAATTCAATAGACCAGTTACCGCTACTGATTGCATTAGTATCGAAAAAGGGTATCTCGACATAAGCCTTAACAACAGTGTTGCTAACGAACTCTGTAATACGCGCCCGCCCAAAACCATTCAGCGCATTTATGTATTCACCAACCGCAGCTTCTTTGAACGCCTTAATGTCATATTGTGAGGTGGCGTCAGGAGCGGTATCGAAACTAGGCTCAACCGTTGCTATCTTAGAAGTTGCGTTATAATCAGCAATACTACGAGTCTGACCAGAACCAGTGCCACCTGTGATTTCAATAAACATACCATTGCACTGATCGTCTGACCCAAAGCTAGTGGCCGATTTGAGGGTAATCGTGCTTGTGCTGCCTGCTTGCGCGGTTCCGTTGTCGGTCGTTACGCTGGACGCCGTAATCTGGATATTACCGCTAGTGCCGGATGGCGTGATAGTGTAGGTCGGATTGTGTATATCAATATTAAACGCAAAAAGCGGAACATAAGAAAAATTTATTGTGGTGGCTGTCCACGAAGAATCACTTACACCGCGCACGATCTTGAGAGGTTCTAGGTCTTCATGGACAACGATAACCGTATCCGCCGACTGGACCCAATTTATTTCCGGCAAAATTGAAGATGTAAGCGCCGCTAATGTGAGATAATCGTTGCCGCTGCCATTGATATTCGTGATGAGAGCGCCATTCTTAACGACGTACATGCGCCCCGGCGTGAACACAAGCATGTAACTATCTGATACGCTAAACTCAAACTTGACCATACGGACAGCATCGCCAGCGCCAGAGTCCAGTTCGAAGATAAACTTCGTGCCTTCACGGCGCTTTGCGCCACCTTGCGGTTGGATTGATACGTTTGTCGCCGTCGTTAGGCCGGACGAGTATTGGGCAATATCAGTACGCGCCCTCAGTTTAGGGTCTAATTCACCAGACGTGAAATCGTTCTGTATGAATACAGTGCGGCTCATCCACGAACATCCGTTAGTGGGAACTCCATGATATTCTGCGGCGGGCGGTCGCCGCCGTCAATGTTCATGGAAACGCGCGCCAGACCGCCGCGCATATTCTGTGTCGGAGACCCGAAAGCCATCTCGTGAAAGTATTGCGCTTTCGTGATTTGATCCGTGACCGGTTCTGCAAACGTCGCAGCGAGTGCGTGTCGCAGGAAGTTTACGAAATAAGGCGGAAAAGAGGAAGCATCGGGACGGAACTGGTAGTCAATCCAAACCTGCTCGTAATTTGCGTATAAGCCGCCGCTGTAAATTTCAAACTCGCGCAGAGGCAGCGCCCCTGTCGCGCTCGTGTTAAATACCGCTTTCGGGTTGCCTAAGATGTCACCCGGCAGCGCGTATTTGTATTTCCATTCATTTACGGGAGTGTCAACAAGCTGTGCAAGCTGAACTTTCTTGACAGACCAGCTGTACGGATACTGCATTATAGCAGTGTCGCGGATATCATCGTAGAGACGATCTGCAATCTGCGCCTCATCAGTTCCGTCGCTAAAACTAGAAAGAGGAGAAGCGCCCAACATAATGAGCGCATCGGAACATATGGATAGTTTCGTATCGCCTGCGGCCATGCCGACCTCTCAAAGCAAAAGGGGCGGGCCGAAACCCGCCCCGATCTTATTAGTCGCCGTCAGTCGCGGCAAGCGTCGTGCCGTCCGCAACATCGACCACACCACCGCTGTTCGAAAGAACCTGCGTCAGTGTGCTGACCCGTGTGCCACCCGTAGAGGTGACGCAATAGATCAGATCGCCAATGGCGAGCGTGTCGGAGATACTGTTGAAATATCCCGCAGTGTTTACATCAGCAATCGTGTCGGCGGTCTGATAGGTGTAAATGCTAGGAGCATTACCCTTTTTAGAGGCCGAAACAACGCCAAGTCCTGAAGAAGCAAAAGCCATAATAAAACTCCTTACTCAGTGCTGCTGATTTTGACAATGCCGTCGTCGTCGATGGCAACCGCACCAGCGGAGAACATCGAGGAGACGAGGAACGAAGTCTTCTCAGGCACATAGTTGATTTCGGACTTCTGATTCATGCTGATACCCATACCAACCGCGTCACGATGGAACGCGAAGCTGGTGCGGGTGGACGGCAGAGGAAGACCGCCTTCATCACGATCACCGAGCATGATAAATTTCATGCCCAAAAACGTATCGACCTCTCCAGCACTTAGCGCCTTGATGGTGGAGAAATCGCTTGAAGTGAGTTCAGTTTCATTCAGAAGCGCCGACAGACCATTCGCATGGATGACAATCATACGACCTTCAGCCGGGACATTCTTGGCGTCCAGAGCCTTTTTCGCCGCCAGCAATTTGTCCAGATTCAGGTTCGTACCCACGCCACCGACGTCGGTGCCTACAGTTGAGGGCGACGAAGCTGAGTTCAGCGCGTCGATACAAAGCTGATCCATCCGACGGCCAATAGCGTTACCAACGACCTGCACCAGTTCACGGCGCTCGTCGAAGTTTACTTTGGCCTGATGGAAGATGTCGCTGTATTCAGCAGCGATGTAGTCTTCCATAGTGGCAGACACCTGCGAGTAGGTGACGTTCAGCGGGGTTACGTCGGTCTGCGGGACGCGGACCGTTGCCGTGCCTTTCCCAATTTTCGGGAACTTCACGACCGAGCCTTCGACATTGTTCCGCTCGCGGGTAGCACCGGCAAGCATACGAGAAGCCTGATACGCTTGCTTGACTTCCGCGTCGAACAACTGAACGAAAGCGTTAGAAATGCCTACGGCCATTTCATTTTCCTTTCTGTTGTGTTTAACGAAAAGCGCCTATCAGGTATCCATATCGGGCTGAGGCTTGAACGGTTTTGCGCCTCGTCCCAAGGCCGGTCCAACGGGCCACGCGGTTATCCGTTATAACAATTATAAAAAACATTTCGAAAAATGTAAATACTTCCTATGTCAAGAAAAATTACTAGACTCCCCTAGCAATTCGATTTCATTCACACAGGGGAATAATCTTGCGTACCGTACACTTGATCAAACATCTTCTCGACCTTGGCGCGGTATCCGGGATCACTAATATATTCGGGCTTTGCGACCATAGCTGAAAGTTCTTCTTTTGATGGCAAACCCTCAACCGGCCCGACATCTACCGGCACCGGCTGATCGCCATAGTACGAACGGACTTTCTGTAAAGCGCGAAGACCTTGGGCAGTGCCGCCCATGATCTTGAACTCCTCAAAATCGTCGTTACTCCAAACACCTTTGCGAACAAGCCCTTGTCCCCATTCAGTCATAGACTTGATGGCTATGTCAGCGTTCGGCCCCAATTTCTTAAGTTCTTCTTCATAAGAAACTTTTGCTAAATCTTGCTCTGCGCCTGCCATGCTAATAAATTTAGATGCCAAGTCTTCAAATGCCTTTTGGCTAATGCCGTTTTCTTTTGCCCAATCTTTATACGTTGAGAAAAGTTCGTCATCTTCCGGTATATTAGAATCCTCAAATATCTTAACATCGTATTCTTCAGGCGCTTTATGCTTTCCTTGAGAAAACTTCTTTTGAAGTTCGTTGTACGATTTTGCAAGATTTTCAAGATCAGGCCCACTTTCATCGTTCCAGAATTTGTCTGGATACCAGTCTGGACGCTCGAACTCTACTTCCTCATCGTTCTCCGCGACTGTTACCTGATCAACGCTAGGCTGCTCATCAGGAATGCGATGCTCAATAGACGCCTCCTCTTGTGGCGTTTCTTCTACCGCAGTATTCGCCTCAGCTAAAAGACCTTCGCCTTCGATTGTGTTTTCGTCACTCATAATTCTGATGCCCTTTTAATACGCCGCTCAATTTCGCGGACTAATGAGTTTTGTCCTTCCCTCGCATATCCATGACTTGCTTCTTCGCCCGGATACCAAGTCGGCTGTTCTATCGTCAGCGAACGCAAATGTTCAAACACATTTTGCCCATCTTCGCTGCCAAATACACGCAGGTACATGCGATCTATATCATCACGATCCTGCTGATTTGTACGACGAAGCTCTGGCGCTACCTGCCGGAGTCCGTCCCAACCTTCTGTTTGTTCCACTATTCTCCCTCAACCATATCTTGTTGCTCCATCGCTTGGCCTCCATCAACCATACCCTGTTGCGCCGCCATCTGCGCCATCTCAGCTGCCTGCTGCATTGCCATTTGACGCTCCTCCGGCGTTGTGCGTAGTTCAGCAGGGACTCCTAATTTATCAGCAACGTAATCAGCGATAGCACCCATGCGCGGAGCCATCATGCCCTCCGGTCCAAGCGCTTGCGAAAGTTGAACCCATTGCGTAATTTTCTCTATGTCACCCATGTTTTGTGCCTGCGCGATAGGCGACACCGGAGACACCTTTACCTCCAAACCATTTACACGCAACGGCATCTCGATCATGCCGCGCTCGTCCATGACGTACAGAACCCGCGACACGACAGGGATCATCGTTTCGGTAATCAAACGACCGAAGGCGCTGCCAAGGTTCTGTGCTAGTTCTTTCATACGCTCTGCAATTTCAGTAGCAGAACGCGCCGACATATTATCTGGCGGTAATGTGTCATCTAGCAGAATCTTCTTCACGTTCATACGAAGATCGTTGATAACGATTTGCGACACATTGAAATCGCCGGAACGCGGCAACTGCTTCAGGCTCTCACCCTGCGGCCCGCCATTACGCGCGACCGGAATGATAGCACCGGGCGTAATGCGAATCGTCTGCGGGTTGAGAACGCCATCGTCTGCCGCAGTGTACACGCCAGCGATAGATAGAGACGCATTTTTCAGTAGCAGTTCCAGTGTTTTGTTTAGCGTCTTGATGTCGGGCAGCGCCGTGATTAGCGGACCTCGACCATAGACCTCACCCGCCACTTTCATAAAACGCGCAACAATCCACGGCGACGACTTCATCTTGCGTTCAACAATCGCGGCTTTGCCATCCGGCCAGATTACCATGTAGTCGTAATCGCCACGCTGAACATCAAGAACAGTTGCCTCAAGCAAGTCGATCTCATCAGTCGGCTTCTCGTCAATCATGCGCTGAAGACGATCCGGGATTTCCGCGTCAACCCAATGCTGCTTGATCGCTTCTGCCTTCAGACGCATACGCCGGTAAACATTATCGACTTTGCCGTGTGCGCCTTCTTCGATTGCAACGAGATACTGTGGAACAGACGTGAATCGGACTGGGGTTGTCTCATCACCGGGTTGAATGAGCATGACCGCCGTGCCGACAGCCAAGTCCATAAGGAACTCACCCATCGCCAGATCGAAATTAGACTGACGCAAAACAGAAAACATTTTGTTTGCGTATGTATCAAGAACCGCCTGTGCCTCAAGCTGACGCTCCTGCGGAATATCCGGCCCCGGCTCCAGACGACACCAGCGCCCATAGGGCGGGAACAGACCCGACTGAATGCGGTTGGCAAACCGCTGCGTCGAGTTGATCGCGGTGGAGTCGAACACGCGAACCATCTTGTTCTGACCGGGCGAACCACCACCTTCGTAGTGACCGTCATACAGATTCCGCTGCGGCAGCGCGAACTCATAGCAGTCCTCGTAAATCTGACGCCAGTTGTCCTTACGACGCTGGGCCAGTTCGTGGCGCTTGATAACCTGTTCGACGGTGAGCATGACTTAACCTTTCGCCTTGTTGCGGGCGCTAATTGCACGGGCCTTGCTTTTCGCATCGGCCTTGGAAGAAGCGCCCCACGCGCGGAGGGAAAGCAACAAACGCGTGGGGCGTCCTTTCTCGTCGCGCTCCGGGCCGGGCATAGCCCCCATTCGCGCCAAGAAAGATGCACGACGTGGGTTATCGCCCTTTTTGACAGGCGCTTTCAGGTCCATACCCTGCGCCCGCGCAGAGGCACGGCCCTTTTCATTCAAACCGCCTGCGGGGTTCTTCCCCGCTTTGCGCTGCCAAGCTGGAGTCTTAGCCACGGGCGGCTCGCATATTATCAATCAGGTTGGGGTACGGACGACCAGCCTTCTTCGCTGCTCGCATTGCGGCGCGTTTTTGTTCGGGCGTCAGGCTCTTGGACTTGCCAATGCCTTTCGGTCGTTTCTTTTCCCAGACCTTCTTCATTTCTTCTTCATCATCGCGGTTTTCATATTGACCTCGCTGATTCGTCCGCCGTACTGCTTGGCGTATTCCTTCGCCGCAGACATACCTGCTTTGGTATATGCAAACGTCTTAGTCTTTCCATTCTTCAACACTACTTTAGGCATTATGGACCCAATCTATTGTAAATATCAGTTGGACTTAACCAACTCCAAGTGTCTGCTTTTCTTCGCTAGTTGCGCTGTTATTACTGAGAAGTGAGCGGGCGCTAATCCGACGTGCGCGACGACGCGCCGCCTCTTCGCGCTCATTTCTAGTGCTTTCCTTTACGACAGGTTTCGGTTCAACAACAGGTGCGGGTGCGGGCGCGGGCGCGGGTGCGGGTGGCGGAGCAGGCGCAGGCGGTTTCTTCTTCTTAAGAGGGTTCAAACCGCCCATCAGCCAGCCCCAAGTTTCGGTGCAATGCCACGACGCGGATCTTCACGCTCCATTGAAAGTAAAGCCCTTTGACCACCAACACGCCGCGCACGACGGCGGGCAGCAATTTCCTGTTCAGCTTTGCGCTCCTGCTCCTCAAGGCGCTGTTCCTGACGCTCTTGCGCGGCATTGATCTCTGGGTCAGGCTCAGGCGGAGGAGGGAGAGGTTGCGGTGCAGGGGTCTTTGGGCTACCGAAAAGTCCACTCATTAGAAATACCTCGCATACATAAAATGATTTGACTTGTCTGGACCATACTGTCTCATCAAACCTTCTTCAACGAATCCTAATGCTTTTGCCCATCGAATTGCAAGAAAATTACTTTCATCTATCACAAACTGCAATCTATGTAATTCCATATCTATTGCAATCTTATTGATATAACGCATAGCGCCGCGTGTGAGTGATATAGGATTGCTTTCAACGATATAGCTAGTAAGCAACCAACCCTCAGCGGTGCCTGTTATCAGAGGCACAGCGCCAAAACAGCAGGCCACGTTGCCGTCATGGAGCGCTGTGTAACAATTACCATACGAAGCAAAATGCTTCAGAGTCTCGTTGTAGTCATCGAACCATTCAAAATACTGTTCCTCAAATGGGCGTAAATCCATCATATAAACATGACCCCAATGAAACGGAATCATATTCACGCGATAATTGGTTGATATATCATTCGTGGACATATATATTAATCCTGTTCATTCGAAACCTCCTGGTTACTAACGCCTTGGCTAAAGACAAGCCAAGGCGTTTTTCTACGCAAAGATATTGAAGTCGGTCGCGGCCATGTGCTGCTTGAACATCGGGCGACCGTTCGGATTGCGCGTCAAGGTGCGATGCTCCCCGCCGCCCAACATCAGATAGCCATATGCGTCTCCAACGTGCGAATGCTCGTTCTTGTTCGGCATGTCGCGGAAGCGTTCATAACCAGCACCAACCGCAACGCGCTTGAAATGATATCCGCCAGATAAAGACTTTCGTGTCCGCATACATTCCCTCGACACAAGCAGTCCGGGGCGACCGTCGATCAGACGGTTCATCGGCATCGCGCCAGCTTCACGACGCACCTTAAAATCGTTCGATACTGTCGGCTGGGCGCGAAGCCCCAACGTTCGCAGATGGTCGAACGCTGTGACCTCAAATATCTCGTCACGCTTGCCACCAGCCGGGTCGCCCCAGATAAATATCTCCGACTTCGGAAACTTCGTCTGGATATCCGCCATCAAATGATGCGCGAATCGTTCAAGCCCCATATCGAAGGCGACAAGTTCATGTACGAGATGCCATCGACCGTTCGGCATCTTCTGGCCAAACACCGCAGCGGGCGTCAAACCAAAGTCGAGCCCGACATGCACAGGCATACCAGTCTCAATCTCTAAATCCGCCGACATCAAACTATCACTAAACTCGTGCCACACCGGTTTGCCGTCCTGAACATAAACGTACTGCGCTCCGGCATAACATTGAATCCAATCAATCGTTTTACCAGCAAGCTGTTGCTCGTAATAGCCGGGAGGCAAGTTGCTTAGATTCTCTGCGCCTTCGTTAATTATCCAGTATTTGTCAGCCGCGAAGATCGCTGTTTGGTGTTCCTTCGTTCCTTCCTTTACGCCACCGGGTTGCTTAAAGAATTTCCAAGGATAGCGACCGCGTATAGGGTTCTTTTCCGCAAGGTTCGGCCACCAGTGATCCGAATCCATCGGGTTTGTTGACATCCACACGCCACGCCACGGACAACCGCCGTTCTTCTTCGTCGGGTAACGACCGACACGCGATGTCAGACCATCAACCACCGCCTTCGGCAGTTCACGCGCCTCGTCAATGAATCCGCCGGTCAGTTCAAGTGACAGCAACTTTCGCACATCACGCGGCTGATCTAGCGCGAGAAATATCACTTCGCAATCAAGACCCGGCGCTCCATCGCGTGGGGGTAGCTTGATGTGATGCGTGATCGGTGGAGACCAGCGCATATCGCCCCAAGTGTTCTCAGGGAATATCTCTTGCCACGTCTTAATCGTCGTCGTGCGAAGTTCTGGATACGAGTTACGAATGACTGCAAAGCGTGTGTAGCGGATGTTATCAACCGGCGAGGGCGGCTGCTTGACAGCGCGAAGCATCACTTCCGCCAGACTGGCATACGTCTTGCCGCTGCCGACCGGACCCATTAGGCCGCGAACAAAACTATCGTCGTTCAAAAACTTCCAGACTGTCGGGCTTTCGCTGAAGTCCAAGTTTAATCCAGTCAGCGCATCCGTATCACGCTGGCGCTTGCGACGTGGTGAACGATCAGTCGCCCGTTGCGCTCTAGCCATCCCATCTCTCCTCAGAATCCAATTTCCACAACCACCACAAATCTCCACAATAACCGCAGACGACCGCTTGCGTACTGTCGTAAATACGACCGCGAGATAACTCGCCGCAGCGGGTACACTCAACAGGCTTGGCATAAAAACGAACGTAACGACGCGAAAGGTCTATGACGTTATTCCCGTTCATCATCATCCTTATCATCGTCGTCCACGACCTCATACGTCGTCGTCTTCGGACCCGTCACGTTGATGCCAATCATGCTGGGGCGGCGCTCATCGCTGTTCGGCTCAAGCAAGCCACGATGTTTCGCCAATAAGCGAAGCGCGGACAGCTTGTCGTGCATCTCAACCTCAATCGTGTTGCCATGCTGGTTCGGCGTGATCTTCACTTTCTTGATCGACCGACGCGCCCTCTCCGACAGCTTGTCAGATGGACGCACCTGTACGCGGCCAAGTTCATCCCACGACAGCACGTCGGTGATCTCGCCGGAGCCAATCGCTTCCAGTTCTTCAACGACAGCGCGTTTTCGGTCCTCGTCGTCAGCCGCTAGAGCCGCTCGCGCCTCGCGGACGGTTAGCTTCTTATCCGTCATTGACCTCAACCCCCAACGCCGCATAGCCAGCCAGATCGATCCAGCTATCTTCATGGTCCGGTGTCTCGATCAATCTTGCCATCTTTACCGCCGCCATGCAAAGCGCGACCTCTTTCACCGTTACGCGGCGGCTCAGTATAACCGACCACATATCTGCGATCCGCTGGAAGTTCTCCGACGCATCGCCATACGCGCTGCCGCGATCCGACAGCGCGACGGTGACGTTCTCTAGCAGTTCGGTTCTATTCATCTTCTACCTCTCCCCATCCGCTGCACGTTTCACACTCGACCCATCTCACGCGATACTCCATCCACGGACCATTGTGATAGCCGCCGACCGTGTATTCGCGCTCGACTTGGCCGTCGCCG